GATGATATTGAAGCAAAAGAAATGAAGGAAAGAATCATGGATTCTGCAATCCTAATGGGTCTTCCTTCTGGAGTTGATATGAACGTCATTTTCAATAACATGTCCAAAATGCTTGAGGTCATGAAAGACCAGATTGACAAAGCAGAGTCAGACCTGTAGAATAGCAAAGTACACAAAGGCCAAATCCTATTCAATACGAGGCATAAATGTCAAATTTTTCAAATCTTAAAAAGCAATCCTCCCTTGGTTCACTGACTGAAAAACTGGTGAAGCAAGTTGAGAAGATGAGTACAACATCAAATAATGGTGCTGATGAACGTCTCTGGAAACCAGAGATGGATAAAACGGGTGTAGGTTCTGCAGTCATTCGCTTCCTACCTGCTCCTGATGGCGAAGAGGTTCCCTGGGCAAAAATGTATTCTCATGCATTCCAAGGTAACGGAGGATGGTATATTGAAAACAGTCTCACTACCATTGGACAAAAAGACCCCGTGAGTGAGTATAATCGCGGTCTGTGGAACAGTGGCAATGAGAAAGATAAAGAAACTGTACGTAAGCAAAAGCGTAAACTATCTTACTACTCTAACATCTACGTTGTAAAGGATCCTGCAAATCCTCAGAACGAAGGTAAAGTATTTCTGTTTAAGTATGGTAAGAAAATCTTTGATAAGATTCTTAATGCTATGCAACCAGAATTTGATGATGAGGATCCAATCAATCCTTTTGATTTCTGGCAGGGTGCTAACTTCAAACTCAAAATCGTAAAGAAAGATGGGTATTGGAATTACGACAAGTCGGAATTTGACCGAGTTGCACCACTACTGGATGATGATGATGCTCTTGAAGCCCTCTGGAAGAAAGAGTATTCCCTGAGTGCAATTACATCACCAGACCAATTCAAGTCCTATGAGGATCTTGAACGACGTATGAATAATGTCCTTGGTCTCAGTAAAACTTCTTCTCCCACACAGTCTCGTGCTGTACTGGAGCAAGAAGATGAGTATGAGTCTTACAGTGCTCCTGCAAGTCGTGAAGAACGTGTAATGGAAGAACTAGAAGAATCCTATAGTCGTTCTAAGTCTCCTTCACTTCCTAAGATTACTCAGGATGACGATGATGAAGATGATGCAATGTCGTATTTCCAGAAATTGGCTGAAGACTGATAAATTTCTAAAGGAGCAGCAATGCTCCTTTTTTATTATTCAAGTATATAAGCGTATATTGTCTCCGCGCTTAAGAGTTGGTGAAATGAACTGAGAACCTCCTCTCTTATAAGGAAAAACATCATCAAGGTCATTGAATACAACATTCAGGTATCTTGGTTTAAGTACATAAATGTTTCTCTTATCGTCTTCAATTCTTAATTCATATTGATAATTAGTAATCGGTCTCACAAACTCACTTGAAGGAACTAAGACAGTATTGCCTTGACCTGGATCCCAGAATTCATAGTAATAAGAGTTACCACGTGTTTCTGTTGTCTCCGGAAGAACATAACTGATTAATTCTGTTCTTGCTGTTGATAATACTGGAGTTGCTATATTTGGTACTGATGCAAGTTCAAATGTAAAGTTGAAAGCAATATTACCAGAAAACGCACTGATACCAGTAACAACGAATCTACCGTTGTATTCAACTTCAGATACACCATCAATAATAACTTCACTTCCAACTTCAAGACCTATAATACCATTAGTAGTTCCTACATTTACTGTGGTTGATGGATTAACGCCATCGCCCGAAGAAATGAAAAGAATAGATGAGTTGCTGATTTCTACAAAGTTTCCGTTAGTTTTCCAATCAGGAGGAACACGAATACCCGACTTCAGAACAACAAAACCTAAAGAGTCACGTATCTCCTCTGTTTCATAATGATGAATACCTGAATATAAGTTTTCATAAGAACCATATTTTTCTAACATTACCTTATCAAAAGTTCTTTGCGTCATAGGCCATTCTGATTGGATATTCAGAATGTTATTTGAAAGAAGAACTATCCAGTCTAAAGTATCATCATTGTAGTACTTAAAGGCAACATTATCAGGTCTTTCGTTACCAATGATTGAATACTTCTCAAAGAAGTTTAGATTGCCGAAAATATCATCGCGAAGTTTTCCACGTTTGAAGAAATTCTTTACGGGTACATAGTCAGAAATATTCTGTTCGTCAGTATTTCTACTGATGTACTCAAAGTTAGGTACTTGTCTGAAGTATGGTTTTGCCATTTTAGTATCCTATGGGGTGATCTTTTCCTTCACCGGTGAGATAATCTCTATCATAAACTGGGGTAAGTTCTTGGAATGATAACGTCATAGTATAGGCAATCATTGTAGCCTCATCATCACTGTAAGTCATATAACTTCCTAGGGGAGTATAATCAACGGAGCAATTTGTAAGAGCACATTCTTTGATTAAATTTATTGACCGGTGTTTGGTTGTTCTTCCTTTTTGATATTCAATTTTAAAGATGTTAGGTGCTTTTAAAAATAAACCATTATCTCCAACACTAGACGACATATTTTGTTTAAAGTATTTTATAATTTTTTTAATAATTATTGCTTCTGGTCTATTTCTAGCAGACATTTTAAAGGTAAAATTGAAAGGTCTTAACTGTGGACCTTGAAATAATAACTCTAAGTTTGGATTAAGGACTTGTCCATCCAATCTGGAAAGAAGGTTATTAACACCAACTGCTTGTCCGGCAAGATAAGTTCTTACTGCTTGCGATTCTTTTTTTAAGGTATTCATAGCAGCAGTAAAAGTTTTTGCTACCTCTTGTTGCAATTGCTCCATATTTTCGTTTTGCATCAGAGATAATGATAACTGAACTGCTTTCAATTCAATTGGATTCAATGTATCTCCTTCCCATCCAACGGAATTTTGATCTGTGATTGGAGACTGAATTGGTAAAAATACTGGTATATCTGCTATTTCGTAATTTGGTTTGATTGATTCAAATTGCCCTGAAGTATTATCTGGTAATCCTCTTGGAACATATTTTAATGCCTGAAATTTAATTCTATCTTGCTCGGTACTTCCAAGATCTTCGGGATACACCAACATAGCAGCAGTAAGTTCAGTACCCGTGGTCGGTTGAGTTATCGGAGCAGAACCGCCTTGTTGATCCGAATTTGGTGCTGCTGTCTGAGTAGGACCACCACTTGCCTGAATTATAGAATTGCCGATTGTTGATCTATATCCCTGAGAATTCTGTGCTAAATTTCTATTAAATTCTTCCGAGGCAAATGTAGATGATTCAAGAATAGTATTTCCGTTCTCTACAAAATAATCAGCGTAAATCGTCCTGGTTCCATCGTCATTTATACGATAGACTTCTCCACTTGTATTTGTAACAGGTACTGTAACGTATCTTCCCTGAGTATTCGGAAGAAGATATGGGGTTGATTCCGCCATTATAGACTTTTTAACTATTTAGACCCTTAAAACAAATCTTCTTCAGTAATAATTTTAAATTCTAATAGTCTATCTTTACACCATTCCTCAGCAGCTTTCCACTTCGCTTGATTCACTGCATAAGTTCTACACTCGTTCAAGTATGTTTTAGTTACTCTTGATTTTTTCTTCGGAGCAACAGTTTGTTTTTTTGGTTTTACTTCAATTACGTATGTTTTAATATTTCCAGATTGCTCTTTTACTTTAATTAAGTAGTCTGGAAAGTACCGATGAATTCTATTATCCACTGGTGAGATATACTTGATACAAAATTCTTCTGATGCCCAAGAAACTATGTCTGGATTATGATCACAATAATAACAAAACCGCCTTTCCCAACTACTTCTACAGACGATATTGTTTGGATTCCCCTGATACTTTTCAGGATGCGATGGTTTATAGATGCTCTTTATACTTTCCGCCATTACGTCGCATACATAATATATAAGCAAATCTATTTATAAATCGTGGCTAGATTCCCGGTAACTTCATCCGATCAGTTTCAAAATCCTGAGTTTGGTGTTGATCCGAGTGTGCCTGGATTGCCTGGATTAGATCAAAATCCACTTGGACCAACTCCAGCACCTGGTGTTCCAAATCCTACATCTTCTACGCCCGGTGATTCGCCATCATCTTCATCTGGTGGTAGTCCAACTCCATCTATAGTAAGTAATTTTAAAGTTAAGGCACTTCTATTAAATAATGCCTTAACATCTCATTATGTGTGTAAATTTCAACCACCTGGACCTGCGTTAGCGTTTATACAACAAGGTGGAGTTAATTATAATAACCCCACGAGTCAAGAACTCATTGAACTTTCTTGTTCTGAGGCATCTCTTCCAGGGTCCTCAATGATGACGAACGAAATCAATGATGATCATACTGGAGTTACTGAAAGGCACGCATACAGAAAACAATATGATGATAGAATTGATTTTACTTTTTATGTAGATCGTAATTATGATATTATAACTTTCTTTGAAAGGTGGATTTCTTACTGCGCTGGGGAAAATTTACAAACTGCTTTAGAAACTAGAAATTATTTTTATCGTGTAAATTTTCCAAATGATTATCAAACAGATGCTTTATATATTACTAAATTTGAAAGAGATGTTTTTGGAACTGCTTTAGAATACAAGTTTATCCGAGCGTATCCGATTAGTATTACATCAATGCCTGTTTCTTATGATTCCTCGCAACTATTAAAATGTACGGTATCATTTACATATATTCGTTATGTGAGAAAAGTAGTGAAGGCAGGTAGACCAACAGAACCTGGACCAACACCAGTACCAGGACTTCCATCTATAGGAAATCCAAATGTTCCTTCGACTCTTCCCGCAATTCCAGAATTCATAAATCCAGTGTTTGGTGGACCTGCTGCAGGAATTCCTTCGTTTGGAGGATCTCCACTTGCTCCACAGAGTACTGCTCCTGGAGTTCCTTCTACGTTACTTGGACAACCAACTGGATCTGGTTCAGCC